AAGGAATATGAGAGATTGATTACAGTTCCTTCCCCCAAGAAGGACTCTCAGCTTGCTCTGAGTATAAAGATTCTTAATCGGGCTGCCAATGAAGGAATGTTTATTGGGAAGGAATTGAAAACAGAGGCAACTGATAAGGAGATTATTGACAACTATCGTATGCATGCTAAGCTTATCGCCGAGTTAGTTAACAGAAGTAAGGAGGAGGATCCTGTTGAAGTTACCAGAGAGCTGATGAAGCCTTACGTTGATAGGAAGATTGAGCATTGGATGACGAAGGCATGGAGAGATGCCTTTGGTCGCACTACAGTGCAGGAGGAGGAGCGTATCAGGGAAGAGGCTACTCAGCAATTACAGGAGGAGGGAGAACTAGTCACCGAGGACTCAATTAACGAAAGAATCGAGGAGATAAGAAAAAGGGCTAGGGAAGGAGAAGAGGAAATTGAAGTAGATGAAGAAGAGGAGAAAGTAATTAAAGGAAGCGTTGAAGAAGTTATTGAGATGATAAGAAGAAGAAGAGCTGGAGAGGAAGAGTAAGATGCCAGATGGAATATTAGGATTGAGAGAGGAGGACAGACCTACTGTTAGGAAGAGAATTCCCTTGGAGTCTCGTGAGCCAGGTTATTATCGAGGAGATCCGAGAACTTTCTGGAGTAGGATGGGAGATCTTTTTCGAGAAGATCCTGAAAAGTTAGTAGCCAAGGCTCAAAATGCCTTAGCCTTCTCTGAAGAGTTTGGTATTACTCCCTCTGAGGCTTATGAATACCATGATGAAATCTCAGAAAGAATTTTTGGAGAGAAACTGACAACTCCTGAGTTAATTGGTGGTCTCATGCATTTGCCTATTACAATGGCTTTAGCCTCAAATCCAGTTGGTCTTGTATTGGGAGTGGGGACTTACATGGCTATTGCTGAGGCAGAAAGTGCTGCTATCTCTCTAGCTAAAAATGAGAAGTACCAAGTTTTTCAACAAAGAGGGTTAGTGGATCTCCTTCCAGAAGATATTTCTGGGGTTACTAGAGAGGTCATTGATACTCTTGATGTAATTGGTAAGATGGCGGCAGCTGGAGGGATCTTTAAGACTTCTCCAAAAATTGGAAGAAGAATAGCCAGAAAGATTATGACCGAACACAGACTCCCCCGAGAAATATACATCAGCGGGAAGGATCTGAAGGCTGAATTACAAAGAGGGAATGTTTTACCTGAGGAAGAGATGGAGTTTGTTAAGGCTTTAGGTTTAAAGGGAGCTGAATATAAAACAGCCTTGCAGAGAGGATTAAACATCAAGGTCCCTGCTGAGGATGTGATTACCATCACAGATAGGCCTTGGTATGCAAAATTCAAGAAACTTTTCAGAATCTCTCCCTACGAGGAAGTTAGAGTTCCTGGGGAAAGAAAGCCTACTTACGAGTTCGCTGCAGAAGTGGAAAAACCCTCAATAGAAAGACCAGGAATTGAAGCCCCTCCAGTTGAAGAGGCCCCAAGTCTTATTACTATGGAGAGAGCTAAGAAGAAGATTGGAGTTCTTTCTCTAAAACAAATTCTTACTTCAGAAGAGTCTGAGGAAGGGTTATTCTTGCTGGCTGATGGAAGTGTGCTCGGGGCAGTAGAGGGAGGAATACATGAAGGAGTGATGGCTGAGGTAATGGGTGTTACTGAGGAGCAAGTATATGAAGATGAGCAACTTTTTGAGGAGACTGCCAGACGTTTTTATAAAGAGACAGGAGCTATACGGTTTGGTCTAAGTATTATGGCTAAGCAAGTATATGTAGATATGCATAGTTTTCCTACCTCTCAACAGCAGGGGGCTGTAGAGCAGATATTACAGAGCCTGAAGCCATCGGAGAATTGGACATTGACTTATAGTTATCATCGGCCTTTTAAGCGTATGGAGTCTGGGAAGATAGCAAACCCAACCGTGGCTGACTTTAGAGATCTCTTACTCAAACTTGGTGAGGGAAGAAAGACTGTTCCCTTTGCAGAGAGGATAAAAGAGCCTGTGGAAGTTGCCCCTCCAGAAAAGAAAGTTATTTCTTTAGAAGAAGTGAGAGACGAAAGAGAGACGGCCAAAATAATTGAGGCCTTCACTGGGGGGCGAACTTTTGAGGACATATCTCGAGAAACAAAGGAAATAGTTGGTCTCTTGAGTCAACGTCCTATTGAAGGGGATCAGGAAATAAAACACATAACTGATCTTTTGGAAGCCATAAATCCCAGCATAGAAAGAAGAGCAGTTGGTAAGTTCGTTTTATCTTATAAAGAAATAGACCCTGAGGGTCCTGATTATTTAACAACGGTCACTAAAATTGATAATGTCTCGAATTATGAGTTTGACTCCCCGAAGATGAAAGGAATTAAAGAGGATCCTGATTTAGGAGATGCCTCTTACATGATGTATGGAGCCTGGAGTAATCTAGAAGGGGATCCCGTTATAGAAGGATATGATTTGTATAACACTAAAAATGGATGTCTTCTCTTCAGTGAGGAAGATCCTGGAAGACCCCACTTTCTAGTACAGCTTAGTAAGATATCTGAGCCTCGTCTTGTAGGGAAAGAAATTGAATTAGAACCAAAGAATAAATTTGAAGAATTTACAAGAACTCTTCCTGAGGAGAAGAGAATATGGTTTACAACAAAAGGTCCAACAAAACTCGAAGAGACAGCAAGAATCTTTGAGCTATTAGAAGAAAGGTATCCTGAGATCGAAAGTAAAATATCTCGAATTTTGTATGCTCCTTTAGCCGATAGACATGCTGAGACTATGGGAGGAGTAATAACTCTTTCTACTGTCGATGCTCCTACTATGGGGCATGAAATAGGAGAACTCCTTCAACCTATGAAGCAGTTTGGGAGAGGAAAGACTATCACCGGAGAAGAGGCTAGAGAAAGAGATAAATTGTCAGACGCTATTGCTTATATCTTGATGGAGGAGGCCGGCCTAAAAACCCCCAGAAAGAGACCCTCTCCTGAATTGTTAGAAAAGGCAAAAGAACTTCTCTCTGGGGAAAAGCCAGAAATTCCTTCTCCTGATGTGAGGGATATAGCTGAGGAGGCTGCAAGAGAGATAAAGAATCCCAAGACAAGAATAAGACTGATTACGGGACAGACTAAGATCTCGGATTTGGTGAGAGAGGATGTTGCCTTTAAGGCTGCTCTACGAAGAGCGGCAAAGGAAGCCAGACATGCTCTGAGTGTTGGGAAAAAAGAAGGGTACGAGGCAGCCAAGAAACATTATCTTGAATTGAGGGATAAAGCAAAGAAGAGAATAGCTCAGAGAAGATATGTTCAGAAGCTGATTGATAACATAGCCAGGTCTCTATCCAATGCTATTGACTTTTCTTATAAAGAGGGGATTGAGAATCTGAGGGAAGGGATTGATCCTCATTTTAGGGCAAAGAAGACTATAGGGTCCAAAGAAAGAATGCAGAAGTTTTTTGCAGATCATCCAGAGATGCTGGCTGAGATGCCTACCAAGTTCATGAAGGAATTGAACAAGAAGCCTCTTAATGACTATACCATTGATGATCTTCAGCAAATTTCTGATGAAGTGACTCGATTAAGGAAATTAGGGAAACTAAAAAGGAGTCTGAAGTTAGCTCAGCGAAATAGAGAATTTGATGAGACTAGAGATACCCTTGTTTCTACAGTCTCCCGTGGCGGAAAGGTAAAGGAGGAGATTGTTGTTAGGGATACTAAGGAGAAAGCTGGAGTAAGACGTACAGCTCGCGCTTATAGTATGAGGCCCACTAGGATATTCGATAAGCTTGATAGAGGACAACAATTCTCTGGCCCCGCACATAGATTTTTCTATGATGAAGTCAATAAAGGAGTGGATGAGTCTCTTCGGATGATGGATAAGAGATTTAATACTGCTGGTGAGAAACGAAAGAGTTTAGGTATATCCGCTAGGGATTTATTGAGAACCCGTAAGATAGGTAAGGTGAGAATTGCTGTTGATGAGATGCTTGATATTTATGTTGGATGGAAGAATCCTCGAAAAAAGTTGGCTTTGATGTATGGGAATAATATCACCGAAGAACTCGCTACAGAGATTTTTAGTAAGCTCACAGATAAGGAGAAGGAATTTGCAGATTGGATAATTTCAGAGTATGATGCAAACTACAGCCGTGTGAGGGAAGCTCATATTGAATATGCAAATGAAGACATGGGCTATGAACCTTTCTATACCCCCATCAGAAGAATGGATGTTACTCCCAACAAGTATAAGTCTGAGATAGCTGAGGAGATATTAGTTAGAAGTAATTTAAAGAAGGCATATGTTGGAAAGCAATTTACGATTGAGAGAAAAAATATCCCGAGGGAATATCAGAGACCCATTCGTTTAGGGCTATATAACACTTGGCTTGATCAGATACCAAAACAGGAAAGATATATTAGCTTAGGAACGAAGGTGAAGGAACTGCAGAAGATGACTTCTGACCCTGACTTCAGACAAGCTGTAAGGGATAATTTTGGTCCTCCCTATCTTGAGGCAGTAGAGGCATATAACAATAGAGTGGCTAATCCTGATATCTACAAAGCCTTTACTCGTTTGGAAAAAGGGTCTCAGACCTTAAGGAAAAACATGGTAATGGCCTATTTGGCCTATAACCTTGTTACTATGGGAAAGCAGTTGCCTTCTGTCTTGTTGTATCTTCCAGAATCTGGTCCTTGGCATCTAATTGCTGCAGGTCTCGAATTTGCTACTCACCCTATCGAAACAATAAGATTCGTAAATGAGAGAGACCCCCAGATAAAGCATAGAATGATTGAAAGGGAACTTGAGGAAATGAAATATTCTGGGAGAGTAATAAAGAAGTGGGGCAGATTTGGTATGCTTGGTATCAGAGGAATGGATAAGTTGGCTGTCACCACGGGATGGTTGGCGGTATATAACAGAAATGTAGGTAGATTGGGGGAAGAAGAGGCTATGAGATTGGCACAGAATGCCACTCTCCGAACTCAGCCTGCTGCCCATGCAAAGGATCTGCCTCAGCTATATGCCTCGAATGAATTTCTCAATTGGGGGCTTCAGTTTACCAATCAGCTGAATCAGATCTACAACATTGCAACTTATGATATTCCCCAAGATGTAAAGAGAGGAAGACTATATAAGGCTTTCTTAAGCTCTCTTGCCCTTGCTATGGTGTCCATGGTAATATGGACGATGTCTAATAGAAGACTTCCCGAGGATTTGGAGGATGTGGTGGATGCTCTTGTAGATGAGGCTATGATGGCTATTCCTCTAGTCGGCAGAACTATTGCAGCCGCCTCAAAGGGGTGGGAACAGCCTTCTCCTGCTTTCAAGATGTGGGTTGGATTAGGGAGACTTTATACTGAAGCTGAGAGAGAGGCAAAAGCAAAAGCTCTGGTTGAGGGATGTCTCGTTATGATGGGTATTCCCTATACTGAGCCAAGAAGAGTTATTAAGGCAGTGGAGAAGGGAGAACCCATGGAGTTATTAGGCCCAAGAAAAGAAAAGAAAAAGGGGAGGAAAAGATATGAATGATTATTTAGTTGTATCTGGGCTTGTTATTGGAGTTAATGGCCTCTCCTTAGGAGTCGTATGTTATGCTGTTAAGAAGATCATTAATAGTAATATTGAAAACTTGATAAAGAAGGTTGAGAGAGAAAGGGAAAGTAGAATAACAGTAGATAACGAACTTTGGGAAGCCATTAATAGCCACGGACACAAAGGATTGGATCTTAATGGATCAAGGGTTACAAGATAGAGGAGAATAGATGGATTACATTCCAAAATATTTTCGTCCCTATGAATTAATTCCTAAGGAGACATATGAACTTCTAAAAAATAGGCCTTGGGTAGTCTGGCAGCTTTTTGATCCAAGAACTCTCTATGTGGGAGACAGGATAAGAGAGAAATACGGAAAGATGATTTGCAATACTTGGTGGTGGGGAGGAACTCACCAATATCGAGGCTGGAGACCTATAGGATGTAAAGAGGGGGCGGAATATTCTCAACATCGTTTTGGTCGGGCTTTGGATCTTGTTCCTATGGGGGCCACTGTTGAGGATATTTGGTCGGATATTGAAGCGGGGGACAATTTTAACTATATTACTTGTATTGAAAAGGGTAGTGCAGAAACAGAGATTACCTGGCTTCATTTTGACACAAGAAATTATAAAGGGCTTTTAATTGTTTATCCATAGGGAGGTGTATTATGAAATTAGGGGAAATTTTGGCGAAGGCCGGGTCAATGGCCATCAAGACCTTTGTTCCTGGTGGAAGTATGATGCTTGATATTGTTAATGAGTTTTTGCCTAAGGATAAACAACTTCCTCCGGATGCCACAGGGAAGCAAGTTATTCAGGCCGTAAATAGTCTACCTCCCGAACAACGAGCCCAGATATACTGGAAGGAGATTGATGTGGAGTTAGCAGAAATTAGTTCTTGGACTCAAGTGCAAGAATCTCTTGCACAAGCTGATAAGGCAGGAGCCTCTACAAGACCACAAATTGCCTTGATAATGGCCAAAATAGTAGCCTTTGTTGTCATTGCTTTCTCTTCTATGTGGGTAATAGTTATCTTTCAAGATCATACAGAGATGGCTAAAAGACTGGCGGACTCCTGGCCTCTAATGTTGGCTATTATTGCAACTCCTACTGCTCTTCTCCGAGCCTACTTTGGGATGAGAACAAAGGAGAAAATGGATAGGTATAGTGCAGCAGTAGGCCAGCCCGTTCAGCCTTCGAATTTCCTGGTGGACATTATTAAGATGATAAAGAGTTAGAAGGAGATAGACATGAGATTGGCATTAGTCACTGCCTCACTTGATGCAGAAAATACTTTTAGCGATTGGGTTACTATTCGGGGATCTTTTAATTTCTCCCTTTCTGGTTCTTGGGTAGCCACTGTTCATTTTCAAAGATCTTTTGATAAGGGAGTGACTCCTTTAGATGTAGAATCTTTTAATGCCAATGTGGAAAGAATCGGTAAGGAACCAGAAGAGGGGGTGTGGTATCGTTTCGGTATAAAAGCAGGTAACCACACCTCTGGGACAATTATTGGAAGAATAAGCCAGTAGGAGGTATTATGAGAATTGTTGTAATAGTCCTTGGGGTAACATGTCTTGCCTATTGGACATTGGCAAGGGAGTTACGAAGGGCGGCTTTCAAGGAGAGAGCCTTTCAGATGAAACTTGAAAATAGGAAGTTAATCAAAATAGCCAGATGGTTGTTATTCTGGTAGAGGAGAATAAACTATGGCAGACATAATCTATAATAGGTTCCTATACAATTTGCTGGAAAAGTTGGTCGATCTGGGCAGCGGTGGTGATACGATCAATGTCGCGCTCTTGGACAATACCTATAGCCCCAACAAGGACCATAATGTATGGGCCGACGTTTCCGCCAAGGAGATAAGCGGGACTGGATACACCGCAGGTGGTGCGGCTCTGGCAAATCAGGCTGTCACTCAAGATGATGCTAATGATAAGGCCAAGTGGGACGCGGACGATCAGACCTGGAGCAACGCCACGATCACGGCTCGTTACGCGATCATCCGGGATGTCACGCTGGACTGCCTGATCTGCTGTTTCGATCTCGGCTCGGACAAGTCCTCGGAGGCCAACGACTTTACGATCCAGTGGCATACGGACGGGATCCTGAACCTGGCGCAAGGTGCATAGAAGAATTAACAGAAAGGAGAATCTTGAATGGCAACAAGACAGGAAATACAAATAGCCCAGGATCTGATTCGTTTCATCAACATTATGAATGATCTTCTGGATTGCGCCTCATGGATTTTGAGGGAAATAGATCCGCAGACAGGGGAGAAATACCAGATGCAAATACCCGATACTGATCCTCCAGAATTTCGAGATGCAACGCTTGAGGAACTCAAAGAAACGGTCAAACGTATGGGGCAGAATGTCCTCGGATATTGGAATATGATTGATGCTTTCAAAAACAAATACGGCGGAGCTAATCTAAGAGATGCGCTATTATCTTTGGGAGTTGATGTTACTGCTGTTCAAACCGACCTAGCCAATTTTGATGTAGAGGCAAGGCATTTATGGCAGAATATTAAAGACGCACAGACTAAAGAAGAGCTTATCCCGTTTGCTGACCGTATTGATGCAAATATTCCGAAACTTGTTCTTGTACGGCGTTCCTGGTGCTTGGGGTTATAAATGACTATTACTGTTGGAAATGCTTGCGAAGATCGAACTGGCGCAACTGTTCCTGGCGATCAAACATATATTGATAAAAACACTACCGCAGACGGAACCGGTTCGATAGATTATATTTGTCTTTATATTAACGCCGCCGCTACGGGGGTGGAAGTTGCCTCATTCGTAAATGAGAATCTCCATGTGTTCTCAACCAACGGAACGGCAACACTCGGAGATATGGGAGTAGGTTTACAAGAATTTAATGCTCCCGGAGATTTTACTGCATTTCCTATAAATGAGGGTGAATATATTGGATTTCACCACGCCTCTGGCAAAGTAGATGCGACTGGTACCGGTGGCTCGGGAATCTGGTACAAGGCTGGGGATTCAATTCCTTGTGAATCGGTTACTTTTGATTCCTATCCAGGCTGGATTTTAAGCATTTATGCAACCGGAACGGAAACGGGAGGTCCCACAGTCGTACAAGTAAATTGTCTCTTCATCGGCTCCAGTATGAAGGATGAGAGCCTGAGCCGAGGATGCAAACTGACTCCCGATATACTGAATGTAGGCTCGATTCCGCAATCACTTACATTTAAGGGCGGTGTGACTGTGATGCCTTCAGTCTTAAATATAGCTTCGGTTGTGCAATCAACGGGGATTAAATGTGGGATAACTATTTCACCCTCATTGCTTTCGATTGCAGCTATGTTACAGGATGAGACGTTTAAGGGTGCCGTAACAATAGCTCCGGCTGTACTCAGTGTGGATACACAGGCCAAAAGTCCAACTATAGTTATAGCGGGAGCAGTTGTTATAAAACCAGGTTGCTTGATCATTACTCCTCAGATCATTAGCCCACAAGTATTGACTAAAGAAGAGATGAGAGTTCTTTCGGGGATATTAAAAGAGATACTTTCCAGTATTTTGGGAAGTTAACATAAAAAGGAGATCTAGGTTATGACAGTCATATCAGAGAATAGAAGAAATCAATATAGTTGTGATGGGAGCCAAACAGTGTTTCCTTATACCTTTCGCATCTTGGATGAGGAGCATATTCAAGTGATACTTACTGATTCGGAGGGGGCCGAGACAATTCTTGCTCTTACTACCCATTATACCGTCTCAGGAGTAGGAGATGCAGGTGGGGGAAATGTGACCACTGTTGCCACTTATGCCTCGGGAAATACGTTAACTCTTCTTCGGAATGTGCCTTTTACTCAGTTGACGGACTATGTTGAAAGTGATATATTCCCGGCTGAGTCTCACGAGAGGGGCCTAGATAAACTAACCATGATTATACAACAATTTGCCGAGAGATTGGATCGACTTCTGTATCTCAAAAAGAGTTCAGCATTTCTGAACCTGGAACTACCTGATCCTGTCGCTCAAAAGATTTTACAATGGAAAGATGATCTTACCGGGTTAAAAAATGTTACTCCTTACAATGAAGGCGATCTAACTGTAACTGAGTTTATTGAATCTCTGTTAGATGATGAGGATGCAACTGAATTTCTTGGAACATTGTTGCTAGATACAAATCTCCTAACTTTGAGCCTGCCAGAGGATGTGGCAATCTCTGCTTTCATAAAGACTTTACTTGACGATACAAATGCTGCTACTGCTAGGACTACACTTGGTGAAATCCTAAGAAGGAACTTTGCTGAGGTATATGCAATAGCCTCAGGAACGGATACTTATACTGCTGCATTATCTCCCGCAATTTCTTCCTATGAAACAGGAGCACATTACTTTATTACATTCGAGAACGCCAATACTGTTACAACACCAACTCTTAATTTGAATAGTCTCGGGGCCAAAACAATTAAATTGGAAGGGGGTATAGCTCTGTTTGTAGGGAGCATTCCTGCAAACCATGCTGCAATATTGAAATATGATGGAACAGTTATGATTCTTTTGAACCCGAAGGGATTACCAGATGGCTCAGTTACGGAGGTCATATTGGGCGATTCCGTTGTTGCACAGGCGAAGCTCAAGACAACCACACATGCCCAATCAACAACTAGTACCTCTTGGATAGAAAAACTCTTGACTTACGCCGATTACGGATTCGAGTGCATGATTATGAAATCCGGGACTGGGGGCAATGTTACTTTCAAGCGCTCCGATGAAAATAATCCCTGTACTACTGGAGGCGATTATGTAGGCGAATCAGTATGGATCAAAGTCGTCGGATCAGTGACCGGTTATGTCCGATATCGCTATGTCACCGCTTCGGGCGAGGTCTTTTGGATCTGGCTCCTGAGAAACAAGGCGACTAAAAAGATCCTCGACGCTGACATGGCCCCCGACCACTGCTCCTTCGGACTGCCTGATCCCTCAATGCGGGAGCAACCATTCCCTAATTACGATCCGACAAAGCATGAGATAGTGCTGATTAATCCAAGCAAGGATGATCTAAAACTTCTCTATGGGCGCAAAGGCGCCCGCAGTTTGCTTCAGGTATTCCTTGAGGATTTTGAGGTGGATGAGATTTCTAGGGCTCAATGGCCGAAGGAACCTGTAACAGCAAGAATTCTTAATGACGACTGGTTCGAAAGATGGATTACGCAAAAGACAGTAGAGATTGAAAAGAAAGTTATCCCGGGAGTTCCTTACGTACTTTGCAGGACTTTTAAGTTGAAGATTACTTAGACTCTATTACTTCCCAAAAGATAAGTGTCTTCTTCAGTCTTCCCATTGGGTAAGGATAGACCGAGAATTCTATAACAAAAGGCATTCGGAATTCTTTGGATATTGTTTTTAATGCTACATAAAGAAGTTCTTTCATTTCCTCTAAAGGAAGTTCTACTGGCATTACATCCTCAGGGACATCCCAACACTTGGGAGAACCCCTCTCAATATCTCTCACTGTTGAGGGGCCTAGAATATATTCAAGAAGGTCTTCTGTCAAGCTTTTGAAGTACTTCCCTGACAGGGTACTTTCCTCGGGATTGATCCCTTCTGCGACGAGAATATCTATATTTCTATCAACCAGTTCAGGAAGATCTCGTGTTAGAATCTCCCGAGCTTCCTCCTTTGTTTTGTTAGGGAAGAAAGGCAATCCCCACTTTTTGTAAGCCTCCATCCTTTCCTTGTTGTCTGTCCGTATGGACACCTTTCTCCAATCCCCCCATACATTAGATTTAAGGAATCTAGCTATATCCTCCCGGTCTCTCAGAATTATCACATCGGGAGTGTTTAAGTTGAGATTCATAAGTTTCAATAGACTATTAGTTTTCGCCCCCATGCTATGTCCTCCTATATTGTCCTATATGTTTACGCTTTGGAGGTAAATATGGACCAATTCTGACCCCCATTTGCGTCCTTTCTGTACCAGACAAGGCCTATTATTTTCCATATCTGCCATTTTATCCACATCCAGAGATAAAAACCTATCTCTATCAGAGTCGGTGGCTTCTTCTGTTCTCTCATCATCTCCCGGATGAATCCTCTGATAATCCTCTCCTTGTTCTTCTTGGCCCAAGGTTGTCCCTTCTTGGTGACTCCAGTCAACTTCTCTATGACCTCATTGAGTCTGTTGTGTGTGATTCTCATTATTTTTCCTCCTAAGTTTAGTTTCATAAAATTCAAGTACCTTTACAAACATCTGAAGAAGAGACTCTTTTCCCGTAACTAATCCTGAGTGACATTTGCCCTCTGGCCCAAAATTAACTATCATCGTAGCTCTACATTCTTGGGCATCATTAAAGCTTGCTTTCTCCTCGATGTCTTTAACCAATTCCCAAATTTTCATTTCTTATTCCCCAAGGTATAAGTGAATATAGGTTTTAGACTAGATACTTAACTATCTTCCCCCGACCTTCAGCGTATAGAATCTCACTCTTTGTGTCTTCTCCGATATAGCCATGAATATTTATTACAAGGATCTCATCGGATATATCAATCTTTCTTTTATGAACTTCATTCACAACTTCTCTCACTCCTTCCTGATCCCCGATATGAGTTTTATCCGAGCCAGCAAAATACCAAGAGGGGAGAGCGCACCAACTGAGTACGATAAATCCTTGTTTTGTTAGCTCCCATTGCTTTACTAACATCTCATCAGTGAAACGAGTAGAGCCACAAAGAGTAATGATTTTAGGTTTTTTCATTTTTCCTCCTTTCTCAATACCAAATCCACTCAAGTCTGACCCAGTTAACTGTCTGTGGATTTTGGAGACTCATTGCATAATTCATCGCTGACCCCGTCCTGTCAACATAGATTGGAGGGTTGTCCAAATCCTCCTGGGTGAAAGTCCATGTCCTTGTGAGATTCGGTATAGGCTGACCTATTACTAATCCAGCCGTAACACTGACACTGCATTTTAGAGCTGACATTTTTATTTCTCCTCTCTCTTGCGTACGTGCTTTAGGATACATAAGGCATCAGCCATTCCTTGCTTGGGATTCTTTAGACTGGGAACGGAGGATCCCAACTTCTCCCTGAACTCTGGATAATGCTTTCGAGCATATCGCCAGGCCTTTTCCTTTGCCGCTCTTCTCCCTTTCTTGATAGATGATCTCTCTCGTGAAGTCATTCTCTGCCAATCCTTGGACTCTATATACTCTATCGGAATACCAAAAGAGCTTAGGGCTGTCTCCCAGGAGCCGATATTTAGTCCCAGTCCAAAGTTCCCTCTGGCACCAAATACGGGGGAGGAGTGGTTGTTTTCTAGGGCGGCCAACCATTCCTCCTTCCCGTATCTGTCCTGGATGGCCGAGAGAAAGTCTAATATACCCAGGCAATCCCCAGGGCATAAGGCCAGCCCTAACACCTTCGCATCCGGGATATAATAGGCTATTGCTCCTGACCATCCAGGATCTATGGCGATGAGTTTCCTCATGTCTCGATGCTCAGTAATGCCTTCCTCAACTCGACAGCATTCTTCTTTATTCGGAGGACAGCCTTACGAGCTTCCTTAACCCCTTTCTTTATGCCCTTCTCTTCATACCTATCCCACTGCTCCTGAACTGTCTCCATTTCCTCCACTATCTCCGTAATGAATTTGGAGATCTGTGCATGGGGGGTCTTAGAAGGCTTTACTGTCTTCTTTCTTGTTCCCTTTGTTGTCCTGGTCTTAGCCATCTTACTTCTCCTTCTTGATTAATAGTTTGATCTCTGCCTAAACTTGTTTACCTCACTCTTCTGCATATAGAGAGAGAACAAATCTGAGGCATCCAAACCTGCCAAAATACATGCTTCTATGAAAAAGTGTAACGCATCCGCCACCTCCTCTCTAAAGTGGTTTATATCCACTTCAACCATAGTTTTCTTCCAGGCCTTATTCTTCAAACAATCCAAGGCCTCACATATTTCTACAATGCTCCAGAAGAACCTTTGCTTTATCTGATCTTGGCCAAGATGAGAATCAATAGCAACAGGTATCTTATCAGGCACCACGTGAGGGAGCATTAGTTTCTCTATCTCTTTGTATGTGTAGAGAAGTTCAGACTGACGTTTAAAGATCTCCTGGAGCATATCTCCCTTCGGCTTGACTTTGGGAAAATCTTTTATATTAACCATTATTCTTCCTCCTCTCCCCTAGGATAAATAGCACAATACTCTTCAGGCTTCTCCTTGACCCCAATCCTTCCCTCTGCCACAAGAGTCTCTATGTCCTCCTTGTTCTTTTCTGTCTTATACCTTATTCCGTACTTGACTGTTGCAGGGACGAGCTCTTGTTCTTTCTGTCCGTGACTCTTCATGATCTCCTTTATCGCAGTATGGAGTTTTTCGAGGTTCATTTCATGTTTTGCTATCTCAGCTTTTATAGAAAGATAGCTCTCCACGAATCGAGTGAGTTTACTCTTGGCGTTATAACTCAAGGGTCTCTCCTCAATCGCTTCGACCTCTTGGGCTTTTCTTTCCATGCAGGGAGCACGATAAAGACATTTCTTTTCCACATCAGAAAGACAATCTTTTGGGGGAAGTTCTCCCTTGTTCAGAGTCTCTTGGACATCCATTATCATATTTTTCATGTCTGCCCATATTTTTGGATTGGCTCTGAAGACAATATCCTTCACTTTAAGATTCTTCTTGTTCTTGATCCTGAAACGAATCTTTGACTTTTTAAAGGCCCCCGCATAAGCTTGCACTTGATTGTAGTATTTCTTAGTAAGTTCAGAGGCTGTCTTAATATCCTCCTCGGTTCTAAGAGTGTTCCAGAATGAAGCGGAAAGTCCCTTAAATTCAATAACTTCATCTCCCCTCAAACCATCCGGAGTAAGAATCACTTCTGCAACTATATCTCCCCGAGTAAGTTTTATGATCCGTGATTCGGGAACACGGAAGTCTTCAAACTCCTCTGCTGCTTCTTTCTTCATCTCCTCATCATGTTCATGCCCCTCGTCAAACTTCACTTGGAGCTTCTTTGGGACAGTTGCTTCATACCCAAGAATATGGAGGGCTTGAGCGCGAGGACATCCCAATCTGGAACCACTATATCTCCCCTTATGAATCTCTTCTTCATTTGTCATTTCATCCTCCTTCCAGTAAAAGGCAAACTTACACCCGATTACGGCCACAACCTCCTTCCGCCAAACCCCCCTCAGTTTGCCTGCTTATTCTTCTTCCTCTTCCTCAATACCCAACTCCTCCATAATCAGTTCTCTCAACTCCCCTACATTTTCCCAATCTTCATCCTCGATAGGAAGTTTTTCGTCCTTGACAAGTTTGAGGAGTTTTCTCTTATTCATTTCCGAGATATCTTCTGCTGTGTATTCCTTCTCCTCCTCTTCTCCTTCCTCCTCCTCTTCCTCCCGTCTCTTCTTCCCTTTTCTTCTCTTGGGTTTCTCCTCTTCTTCTTCTTCCTCATCCCTTCTCTTGGATCTCTTCTTGCTCTTTTTCCCTTTCTTTTCCTCCCCTTCAAAGTCGGAGAGATATTCCTGGATGTCAAAAGCATTTCCATAATTCTCCTCAAGAAGCTCGATCAGTTCCCCAGTATCTTTTACTTCTATGGTCTCGAGAAGATCCTCAAGTTCATCTTCCCAATCATCATAGGGGATGGGAGTTGATTTGGCCCGGAGGCGATAATCATACCTGGTACCCCTACCTTTACCAGACATTTCAAAATAGATATCATATCCCTCTTCTGGATCAGTAATGTCCTCAATGTCTTCATCCTCCAGGAGGGATAGGAAGTACCTTCCGAAGGAAAGAGGAGCTGCCCATTTTTGGACCCCAGCCTCGATGTCATTGCAATCAATTATCTGGACAAGAAATCTTGGGCTAGAAGCTCTTAGATCATTGGCTGCTTCTCTCTCATCCTTATCCCCTTTGGACATCTTGCTTGCTACATGATCTATGGGACAGGGGGATTTATCCAGCCAAGGCATATTGTCCTCAAGGCAGGGGAAGGCTCTATTCCGCCCGTCTATCTCAAATCCGAAATGCATGACCCTTCTTACAATACAGATCCCTCTCTCATCCCAGGCAGGCATTACTCTGATATGGTTTTTCTTTTTGCTATCAGGAGTCCACCAATCTGACCGAGATGCCTGGTTCCTTGTCTCCCGAGTGTAATCTTCGTCGGGGGCGTAGTGCCCTCTCTTCTTTCTTTTTTTCTTTGCCATCTTACTCTCCTCTCATTTTAATTTCTAGAAGTTCCCGATCAGTAGGATTAGGAGAAAACCATCTCACTTGGATAAGAGGGATATGTCTTTCTCTATGAATATCATCGTGACCCTCTGTCTTCTTATGCCTAATCCATAAGAGATATGCCCCCGCTCTCCACTCTTCTACATTTTCGAAAACTTGGGCATACCCATCCCACCATCTGACTAATACTTTCATGGCTCTCTCCTTTCTCTATTCCCTCTTGCTCCAAGTTTTGTTTTGGATTACATCGACTACAAGAGGTACACTTAATTCCACATCAAACAACTCCTTCAGCATCTTTGGTTTTGGTCCTATCTTTTTGTATAATCTTCTCACCTCCTCCCTTTCTTTGGGGTGTGTATCGGTTAAAGTGGCATCATGGACATTCGCTATCACCCGACTTTTCATACTTCTTTTCTTATATTCCTTTTGCAATTCAATCATGAGCATCACGTTAATGTCTGCAGCAAGTCCTTGTATAGGAGCATTAACTCCCTGTCTGATCAACTCTCTTCCTCGTTTCGAATTGAAGTTGGCTCCCGGAACTCTCCTTATTCTTCCAATAAGAGAGACTGAACTCTCATCTTTAGCAACTTTCTTTTGCATTTTAAGCAGCCACTTTTTCACCTCTGGATAAGTATGGAACCACTCCCTCATCAAAGTCCTGGCCTCTTCAATAGAGGATTCTAATTTCTCGGCAAGTCCCCAAGGTGAAATTAGATATATAATGCCAAAGTTGACTGCCTTCGTTTTCTTCCTCTTATCAGCAAAATCTGTAAATCTTCGATAGTATTGTGGAGCTCTCTCCATAACTCTGTGGGTCACAACAGCGTGTATATCCTCTTCACTCTCGAAATCTTCGAACATATTTTCATCTTGAGAGTACTCGCATAACAGACGAAGTTCAATTTGAGAATAGTCCCCTTGGGTAATACAACCCCCATCAAACGAAGAAATGAACATCTCTTTAATCTGGATTGCCTTCTTCCCAAATAGTTTATCCAGCTCATCTGTATCTCGGGGCACTTGATGTATAAGGCTGGCTGAGAGCCGACCTGTTACAGTACCCACTTCTTTTCTTCTTGGGCCCTCATGCCTTACCATATTATATTGTGGGTAGATCCTTCCGTTAGGTTGCAACTCGTTGTATACTCCCGTAACGAAGTGAGAATCAAAATGAGCAAGTTTCTTGTAGTCAATTATTTTCTGAATTAGGTCCCTGTACTTCTTCCCCTCCCGAGTTCTTGTAATTATCTCAAGATCTTCCCGAGCTGTGGATCCCCATCCCGACTTGGTCTTCTTTCTCATTTTCAAGCCCAGCTTGCCATATAGGAGATTACTTAACTGTTCAGGAGAGTTGAGGTTTATCTTTGGGAAGAGGAGCTCTATTTCCTTTTTCTTTGTTTCAAACAATCTTATGTTTTTTCTTAACAATCTTTGATCGATCTTCATTCCGGTCGTTTCTACTTCTGCTAACATCTTTACTGCATCCTGCTGAAAGACTGACAGGGGGACGAGACCATTTTCTTTTAGCAACGGTTTGAACTTTTTCATAAGTCTAATTGTTGCATCAGTGTCCTCACAATTATAACTGGCAACCTGTTTCAGAGGCATTTCTGCAAGAATATATATATAGGGTTTGATTCTTTTTTCCCTTAACCCAAGATCATCGGTATATCTCAACTTCAAAGTATATAAGGACTTGCTAGGATAATTCTCGTCCAGAAGGCCGAACTCTAGCATCGTATCTCTTATAGAACATCGAGTAGAGATCCCATATGCAAGAAGACATTTTATCTCATACTTGATATTGTGCCCTCCTATCACATCGTCCTTGGATGTCTCAAAAAGATAAGACAACATATCCTCGTACTCAGTCACTTTACTTTCCGGATGTTCCAAAGGGATACAGTAAATCAATCCCGGTTTCCAGGCGATTGACATAGTAAGAATTTTGAAAGAGGAGAGGAGAGTATCTCGCCCTGTAGTCTCGAAATCAACAGCTATTTCTTTCCTCTTTGTGGCTCGCCTGATTATCCTCCAAGCTTCCTTATTGTCATTTATCAGCCAATATCTTTTCTTATGCGGTATGCCTTTAGCCTCAAAAGCGAAGACAAGATCCTCATCAAACAGCTTATCTTTATAAAGATCATGCAAAATAGCTGCTGGATGGTACAGAGGGTAAACAGGAATATCAGGGAACTCAGGGAAATAAATAACTTGGAATCTATACTTACCAATCCCAGCTTGGTTCTCCTTCAAAACGGATTTAATTGCTATAGAGCCGAAGGCTAAAATCTTTTCTGGCTTTACTCTGTTGATCTCTTCAAGCAAAAAACCTCGACACGCCTTAATCTCTGAGGTGGTGGGAGTATCATTTCCAGGAGGTCTGCATTTTAGGGCATTGGATAGAAAAATGTCGTCTCTCGAGATGTTGTACTTCCTAAGTTTCCGCATCAACAACCTGCCCGCTCTTCCCTGAAAAGGCTTCCTTATATCCTCCTCCCTCTCTCCTGGGGCTTCCCCTATTCCCATTAACTTACAAGGAACAGGTCCATCCCCAATAAGACAGACAGTCTTGGTGAAGTTAGCAAGTCTGCAGGAGTTGCATTCTGGGTCTCTAAGTTCTTCCCATAAATCTGTCAATAGAGTTTCTCCTCCGGATGAAGAATTGCAAAGGGCAATCCAACTTCTTGAAACAAAGCAATACTTTCTTTTTGTGCTTGATAAGGATACATAGCAACAACTCCCAGTATTCCTACATTAACGATCGCTTTTGCACATTCATAGCAGGGCATCATAGTACAATATAAAGTTGCCCCTCTGACACTTACTCCAAAACTGGCTGCCTGTAAAATTGTATTTAGTTCTGCATGAACTGTTCTAATGCAATGAGAAGATTCTTTAAGAGAGCCATTTTTTCTTCTTTGTAAAAGATGTCCTACTTCGTCACAATGCGGCACTCTGCTTGGGGCTCCCACATACCCAGTAGCAATTATCCTTCCTTCCTTAACAAGAATGGCTCCAGATTTACCCCTATCGCAAGTGGATCTTTGAGCGACTACCTCCAGTACAGCCAAATAATATGCCTCTCTACTCATCCTTTTCTTTTTCATTCCTCCACCTCCTATAAAAATCGAACACTCTTTTCGTTGGCCCATATTTGGGAATAATAGAAAGGTCATTGGCTCTTTTTAACTGGTAACGACAAACATCAGCCATCTTACCTTTCTTTACCCTTATTCCCATTGTGTATACAAGTGGATAGTATATCGGCACGACATATAAGAGGGTGATGAGAAATCTGACTTCTCCAATATTCTTCCCTACAGTTTCTGGAAGGTACTTTTCGAAGATCTGTCGCAGAAATAAAAGGTCAGCTCCGAACTTTTTAGGTATCTCTGTGGCCCGGTAGAATATAGTTAGATCCTTTCTTCCTTTACCATCAGCATCTTGGGTAAATACTGCTGCATTGATACAGTAAGACTTCCTCTTTTTTGACTTGGCCTTGGTAATGAAACTAAAGGAAGAAGAAATGTAGTTCTTACCTTCTTGTTGAATAAGAGTTTCTCTTCCTAAACTAAGTAGGCAAGGATCTTCATAGGTATTCTTAAGACTTGTCACCTTAGCCTTACTGTAGCCTAAGTACTCTATAGAGTATTGGCCACCAAAGAAGTCGTTAACTATCCATGTAAAGTGTCTATAGTACTTCCTATTATATGCCCAGTAAGAACAGTCATCACTGCCAAATAGATGGGCAATGAGGTCTAAGTATTCTTCCTTGAGTCCTTGCTTGCTACTTCTGAACTCCATTAGAATATTCCTTTTGCGTCCTTCCTGAATATGTGTAAGCTGCCTACATTATGTACAAGGCTACCAGGCTGCACATCGTCTAGACCCTTGGCCACGTACTCTATAAGCATGCATGCAAGCATTACGTCGAATCTGAAGTGCGTCGTGACATCGCAACTTCGCATATTGTATACTATATATAAGTACCTTTGTCTCAAGAGAAATTGGTAGGAGATAGAGCAAGGGATCCTCTTAGTTCCTCCCATCAGGTACATGTCCCCAAAGTAAAGTGGAGAATAAATAGTCATTACGGCTTGGCGAGTATTTGGTCTTCTCCGTAGCTCCTCCATTATTACTCCCAGCTGTGACCTCATTCTCTGGTTATAAGTATAATCAAATCTTCCATTTGCATCTAAGAAGGGTGCCCATATTTCTTTTCTGTACTTCCATGCCTCCCCGGGATTTATTGCCATTACGAAGTTAATCCTCTCAGCGAACTCAGCATAAAGCCATAAAAGTTCTTCTGGCGTAAAGTATTTCTCATAATCTCTCCACTTCTGAAGTTCATAAGAATACCCTATTATCTCCATCATATCGTATTCTTTCCCTGGAACTCGTATATTTTGAACTGAATCGGACTTAACTCTAATTCCTAATTCAGCCACATCCCTCTGGACTTCTGAATACATCTCACCAAAACTTTGATAAATTCTCATATTATCCTCCCTGTATCTTCCTCAATCTCAATATCTATTTCATACGACTTGAGAGGAGGCCTCCTTACTTTGGGAATAAAGAACCTTCCCACTGACTCTTCCTTTTCCTCATCGGTCTGACAGTAAGTAACTATCCCATCTGCAACCCAACATTTTTGTATATCTTCAGCAGTATCTTTCATGGTAACCCTTGCCTTATCCAGAGAGGGGCGATTCGCCTGTGAACCATTCCACATTAGAACATCGTGCTTGCGGCCGATCCTTCTAATGGCAGAGAAGATAGAGGCAATTTCATGTCTTCTCTCTTTATATCGGCTATCTCTGTCAGCCACCATAATGTCTGGGTAGTCTATTGCAGCAAAGTCGTATCCCCCCTGAATTATTAATGCCTCTATATCCGCGGGACAACAGCTCGAATCTGACCAATCTTGAATTCTAATCCTTCCCCCTTTTGAAATGATATTCTCCCTTACTTTCCTCCTCAGCAGTCCAGCAACTCTAGCAGAAGGATCTTCCAATCTCTGCCATGGGATGCCGGTTATAATAGGATTGAGTCGATGTACAATGCGGGATAATCCCTGGTCTCCAGCAGTTACATATAGACAATTTCCTCCTAGTTCAGCAGCCCGAAAAGTAAGGTTAAGGAGAGTTTGCGTTTTTCCTCTCCCGGGAGGGGCAAGAATAATCCATTGTTCCCCGGTCATAGGAGGCAGGCGAAGTGCCTCATCCAAAGCCTTAATTCCAGTATAAAAAGGCCTGCCTTGCCCTGTAAATACTTGCCGGAAGGACTCAATGTTCTCTCCGTAATCATACGTTGTATCCTCTATGGGGCTGATTGTGGATATCTCCTCCACGCTCTCCTTAAGAGAGATCAAGTTAACTCTTCCTTCTCCTTCAATAGCTGGAAGGTTTTCTCGGAGTATATTTCTTGCAATGCCCTGCTGAATAAAATCCAAAATCTTCTTCCGACCTATTTCCTCATCTGTCTTTGCGGGAAGGGACCTTATTGCCTCATAAAGTATTTTCTTCTCATCCCCTTCTGCCTCCACCATCAACTTAAGATTTCTCTTACTAGCAACTTCTCTGTCCGGATATTCCTTGAAGAACTTTTTGAGAAGATTAAATATCTCCCTCGTCGCAGAAGAGTTGAAATACTTCTCTTTTAACTTGTACTTGAGAAAGTTTTCTTTGCGTCGGATGAAAGATAAGGCATCAATTTCTTCCACAGTTTCTCTCTCCCTATCTCATTGGGATCTCCCTTTTCCAACTTCACGACTCTAACTCTCTTTCTTAACGGACTAAGTTCGTTATAATATGACAAAGCTGTTTGGTATTCTCCGGCATCCAATAGAATCAGAACTTGAGTTTCCGATTGGGTACATTCAAGTATTCTTCTCACTTTAAAGGCATTTATGTTCATCCCTAAAAGAGCAACGGATACTATACCCAGCCATTGCCAAACGCTTAGAGCATCGAATATACCTTCCGTGACGACAAGTGCCAGCTTTGCAGGCAATGCGGACCCCGGGGGGATATATATGTCTCTAATTACCGCCCTCATATTGTCATATCGTCTGCCTCCCCCCCACATCTTCCGAGCAACATAATAAACAATGTCTCCCTCAGAATCATAGAAAGGAAAGATGAGTTTCCTCCCAGAGACAAAAACAAATCTCTCGAGAGGTTCAGGATTCAATCCTCTCTGTCTAAGATATTCTTTTCCTTTTGGTGAGTCTGTTAGAGAAGTCATTGCCTCAATGTTGAATTGTTCACGAGGTTCTCTATCTTCCCTTAGAATGAGAAGGGGCTGGCTAAAATTAGAAGGGAGTGAGTTTACTTGACCTGAGGTACCGCATCTGAAACAATGATAAACTCCCTTTTCCCAATTTACGGACAAAGCCAAGTCATCGTTTCGTTTGCCGAACCCCGGGCAGAAGGGGCAGTTGTATCTTTTATTTACGGTTGCCAAGATATCTCTCCACCACTCTTTCTATCATCCCCTTAAATTCCGTCCTCAGCACGAAAGAAGGAGCCCATAACACCTTAAACTCTTTCTCTGAGATAAGTTTACTTTCCTTTATATCAATCTTCACATCGGAAATTCTTACTGTGAGTTTTATTTTACTCATTTCTTATCACCTGGACGATAGACAACATGGCTAGCTTCAAATTCTTCTCTCTCCTGTATCGTTACATCCTTCCTATTCGCGGCCAATATAACATAACTATTGGGAGTCAGAACTGTACCTTCTCCCTCAACAAAGATGTAGAGCTCCCTCCCGCTATGGTAGAAGGGAAGGGTGCTGTGGGTCGAGTGTTCCCTGTACCATGCAGAGAGTTTGTCAAAGTCCCCCAAATATTGAAATGCCTCTACCAGCATTAATTTTTGTTTATATTTCACGGCTGCCTCCCTAAAGAGTTAATTTTAGAAACTTTTCCACTCTTTCACATGCTCGCATTTGTTCGCATACCTCACACAATTCCCTCTCGATTTTCATGGACACAGCACTAATTCTCTCCACTGGATCTGGATTAGGCACCTTCTCAGCTTCATTTAGAATCTGAACGATTATATACGCAACTTCGGGATACATAATTGCTTCCTTAAAGAGCCAGGAGAGCTACCTCAGGTAGGAGGGAAAGCACCTGCCTGGACATCGCTGTACAGGGCTCTCCTGGCTTTTGATGCTGTAAGAGGCCCGCCCTACTCATTGGCATGGGCCCGGAGGGAATATCCTTCTTTCCGGAGATCAGCTCTAATCTTCCGAGCCAGGTCTTGATCCTTCTCATCTTTAGCTTCCTGCAGTTCTCTGAGAAGTTTCGCGACTTTGCTGCTCTCCTTTCCCCTCTTACCACGTTCCTTCTTTCCTCGAGGCTTTTCTTCCTCTTCTTCCTCTTCCTTCTTTCTCTTTCTCCTCTCAGCTCTTTTCTGGGCCTTTGTTAACGTGGCCCCTTCCACCTCTTCTTCCCTTTTTCTCTTCTTCTTCTTTCTCTTCTCTTCGCGTTCTCCACGATCCTCGACAACTTCCTCACTTACTTCCTCTGCCTTTCTTTTCGTCTTAGCCATTTCTTTTTTCACCTCCTTTCTTCTCTTATTTACTTCCTTCCATTCTCCAATGATATCGCTTGCCACTTGATCTTCACTCCCCTCCAAGATCTTCTCAATCCTTAACCTCATCAATTGGCAGCATTCTTTTCTGGAAGGACATTCGAGACACTCTTTATCCTCAATATCAAACTCTGCTCCTAGACAAGATTCTTGAATTAATTTTCTTGCCATGATACAACTCCTACATTTAGGGTAAGGATCAAAAATAGGGCTGTGCTTCTTGAGCTCTCTCCTTAGCCTTTTTTTCTCCTGCCTATCACTCGCTTCCTTAAATTTTTCCTTAATCTCCAAGTAATAGGGAGAAGGAGGTGTTTCTTTGGGGAAAATTATGTTTCGAGAGAGGCACAACGCAAGATGAACGACTTGATCGTAGTAAAAGCAATGGATTATGGGTTTGTTGGCCATGATTTTCCCCGCGTCATTATTAAGTATACCACAAATTTCCCCTTTTGTCCATGGACTTTCAAATAGCTGAAAATACAGAGGAAATCCTTTTTTAGCGGCTTTCCGAAGTACATCCCCAGGAAATGGAGTCGAGCGAATGTACGCTTTGAACCGAGCAGTTTCCTCTGAGGGGAAAACAGTGTACTCCATGTGGAGAGGTGAAGCGTAAGCTATAAGCCCCGCTCTCTTTCCCTCTTTTTCTCTTTGCTTTTTCTCTTTCTCATACTCCTCCTCCGCACTCTGTATCCGGAATAATCTCATCGCTAAGTACATCGGTTCCCTCCACTAGTTCGACGGTTATGCCTTTATTATCCCAAACTACGTCACACTCACACAGACCTCTCAAATGTCCCTCTCTAGAAAGTTCATTTGCTTTCCGGGCGAGCTGTATCTGATCTGCAAGAAAGCGTGCTTCATCCCAATTCATCTCAATAGTACCTTTTGTGATTTTCATAATCCCGCTCCACCTCCTTCCTTTTACTCTTTCTCGGCTCTTTCAAGTTCAAAAAGGAAAAGTTGCGTATCAGATGGCAAAATATAATCCTCCCCAGGTTGGCACCAGAAGCTTGGGGGAATTTCTATCTTTAACCATCTTTCCAAAAGTTTAGAAGCCTCTCGTAATTTTTCATTCTCCATTTTTTATCTTTTCTCCTTTCACTCTGAGATCGATTACAACTTGCTTGGGAACATCTTTGTCTTTTGGAATGTAGATAGTTCCCACCACTGCCTGTCCCTCGTCAACGATGTAGCGATGATAGCGTTTGCTATCCCGATCATATGTCGCTGTCGCTGACACTGGTTTTTTGTTACTCATTTCATATCACCTCCTTTCTCTTTCATTCTGTTCTTTGATTCTCAATAAAGGCTTCCTCTTCTTAAATGCTCTTCGAATTCTCTCAAGTTCCGCTTGGGCATTCTTAAGATTATTTTGATGAATCCCTACATGTCTCCAAGTTTCAGTTTCTTCATCAAACCACTGAATTGCAAACCAGGTTCTTCTCACAATATCACATCCTCGTCTTGTTGAGGCTTCTTTCGAGTTCTCCACCCCCACCACAATCCATATCAAGCGACACTTGCCGAGATGTACCATGGTGCCTGAGACATAAGGTAATAAGCCACTATCATTGCCCAAATGATGCAGGCAAAGATAAAAATGTTATGTACAAAACCTCTCATCCTTCTATCTCCTTCTGCTTTATCGCCCACTTGTAGAAGTTTACATCCCACCAAGGTTGTGGGCATAACCCCAGCTGTAAGGCCTTCTGATGCAATTCAGGTAACTGAACTTGATTTTGAGCGATCCTCTCCTGAATGTATTCCATCAGAGGGCGTGTACCAAATACCCGGGCTCTCTCCCTTCTCTCCCTCTTCCTCTTTCTTTTCGCCGACCAGAATTTTAACATCTTGACCTCCTTAAGTAATGGAAATATCTACCCCCGGGACATCGGCTTCGACAGGAATTTCTTTTATGTAAGTAGCGTTGCTTCCCTTCTTCAACATTATCTTTCTGCCTGTGGCAATCCATACAGTACATTCTCCGCTTTCCTCAAACTCCTCAATCCGAAAGCCGATCTCGTATACTTTTACTTCTCCCATTTTTATCACCTCCCTTCATAATAGCCTTTCACTCCTGCCCCCCAACGGAGGCTGAGAGGCAGGGTTAAAGGTTATTACTTCTTTCCATTCTCTCTGAGGGAGTAGCCTGCCTTCCGGAGTTTGGCTCTGATCTTGGCAGCCTGGGCTTTATCTTCCGCGATCCTTGCCTTCTCCAGGTCCTTGAGGAGAGATTTTACATCGTCGGAAACTTTCACCTTTGTCTTTCTAGGCTCGGTTTCCCTCTCTTTCTTCTCTCTCTTCTTTGGAGGTTCGGCTACCTTTTTAGCCAGCTTCGTTAATGTCTCGATGCCAGCCTTCAGGACCTCTACCTCTTTTTCCAGGCTTTCTATTCTCGCCTTCAGAGAAGCTCCCTCGGCCTTTTTCTTCGTTGCCTTCTCGGCTTTGGCTTTCGCTTTTTCCATCAGCTGAGCCTCCATCTGGTTATACTTTTCAAAGATCGTGGGTGTTCGCCTAATCGCCGCCGCGATTATTACCTCTTCCTCAGACCCCCACTGACCCGAGAGGTATTTCTTGATGTGGTGTTTAACATTCTCTTCCGACATCGTCCCCACTAGCAAATCCACTTTTTGCGCGTACTCAACCATTTCTGTCTGATTCGGGGATTCGCGCCACTTCGTCATCCAGGCGGTGGTGCCAGGGACCCGGATGCCTGGCCTCAGCCCCAGCTCCTCCCAACTTTTCTCGGCGGTTGACTCTGGTTTCTTGGCCATACGTATCACCTCCTTCTATCGGCCCGTTAAGGATGAACTATTTATTTATTTATACATTCAGGGCAAATCTTTTTCTTATAACACTCTGATTCAACCCATAACTTTCGTCTCTTTCCGCATTGCTGGCATTTTATCCAGCCATATTTTAACTTTTCCATCTTATGGTAAACTAAGCCGTCATGTTCCTCCGCTTCATCCAGAACAGAGAAAATTGCCCCAACTATTTGCTCTATAATCTCTGCTGTTTTCTCGGCTGATATGTCGTCGGAGACAGATATTGAAAATTGAATTAGTTTCATCTCTCTATCACCTCCTTTTATCGAGGATTTATTCTATCTTTCTTCCCACTCATGGACGATTTTCTCCCCCTCGTAATAGCTGGTTAGTACCACCTGAGGGTTTACGTAGATTTTCGATTGGATCATATAATCATCCGCGAACCAGCCATAATTAACCGATGCCTTTTTTCCATATTTCTTTTCTATCTCTTCCCCTTGTGCGTCGTAGATCCTTTCCTCGTCCTTAACTGTACGGATTCTTCTCACCTTTTATCACCTCCCTCCATTGGCTTGTTAAGAGTGAATTATTTATCTACACATTTAGGGCAAATCTTCTTTTTGTAACATTCCGATTCAACCCAAAGATATTTTCTTTTCCCACATCGCTGGCATTTTATCCAACCATACTTTAATCTCTCCATATTTTCTCCTTCCTCATCTACACCTGTCTATATGCTGCCCGTAGGGCCTCGTTAAACCTATTAAACAACTCCTCTGTGAAATCTTCCCCTTCAAAATCGGGAACAAATTCTTGGATTATATCTACTTTATCATCCGGGCATTCTTCCCATTCCTTAACCCAATCTTCTTCGCTGGCGATATGTTCGAAATAATCTAGGCCGAGAGTATCGAACAAATAATCTTCTATCTTCGACCAATCAATTAACGCAATCCAAATCCTAGCTGCCGAGGACTCCCTTTCCTCTTCGGAGAAGTAAAAGGAAATACCTCCATTTTTATCTCTAATTATTTCCATACTTTCTTCCTCCTATTCGGGGATTTACTTCCAATACTTATTCCTTTCGTGCCTTTCGTGCTTTAACTTTAATCACTGAATTAGAATCTCCGATGATCCGATTGACGCTGGATTGCGTTAAGTAATGTCCTACTGTAAACTCGATAGTATTTTCTAATCCAATGATCTTAAAATCCTTCCCTGGAGTGGAAAATCTTCCTCGACTTTCCTCCAGAATTATGGTATATTTCTTTCCCATCCTTATCACCTCCTTCCACTGGCCTGTTAAGAAGTTAATTGAACTACTGCTTCATACGGTGTCCCCGTTTTCCCTCAGCAGAAATATGACAGGGGTAACAGCGACGGGGTTCCTTCTCATTTTCAAACCGCTTTTTCAGCTGTCTATCACAATCTACACACCGTTTTGAACCGAGGACATTGAATGGATATGTCTTTTTCATTCTATCACCTCCTTCCATCGATCACTTCGATCGGTTTGTTAGCGATATATGCGGCAGTCATTCTGTGCGTCCCATCTACTACCCAGCCCTCCTCATCAATTAAGGGATATGGGCTTCGATCAAATTTGGACGGGATTCTCGTTTGACCTCGAGTTAGCTGGATAATAACTTCTCCCAAATAATCCCAATCCCACCAACCAGTTTCTTTCTCCTTCATCCCCTCAAGGCTGGAATATTTAGCGAATCCGCTGAGGCCAGACTCGTTGGGTTGGATTAATCTTACTTCCATTTTATGCTCCCAGAATCTCCTTTATCTCACCCCCAGAAACACCTTTTCTCTTAAGGTTTTCGATCACTCCCACCGGCCAAACTTTTGTGGGGTGATACCAGCCACCCCGGCGGGCGGACTCGTACGTTATTACCCGATTCCTTTCCCGCCGGAGGACGGTCTCCACATCTCCATAAACCGTTACGATCTTTTCTTCTCCCACCGTTATTTCTCCTTCTTCCGAAGTTTTGTATTTTTCTTCCCTCCCGTGGTTTTGGCCTTAGCCTTTTCCGGTTTCTCGGTCTTGGCCTTTCCATTATTCTCCCGGAGGGAATAACCTGCCTTCCGCAATTGCCTGCGGATTTTCGAGGATAATTTCTTATCCCCCTTCGCCTTCTCCAGATCAGCCAGCAGCTTATTAATATCCGCTGGGGCAGCCGGTTTCGGATCGGACTTGGGGCGGGGATCCGCCTTCTTCCGTCCGGCCTTTAGCGATTTAACCTCCGCCTCTAGAACCTCGATCCTGGCCTGTAGATCTGTTAGCGATATAATCTTCTTTGTCATCGTTTTCACCTCCTTCCCTCTGCCTCGTGGCGTTTTTATTTTATTCTATCACACTCCAATTCGCGTGTAAATAGGAAATCCACTTGCATAATTGAGTTTTTTGGATTTGGGAGCAAAATCGGGGAGTTAGGGATGGGGACGGGAATTGGAAAGGGAGGGGATAGACCTAAAACACACAAAATATTTCCTCCACACCTCCCACCAGCCAGCCAAATTGCCAGATAAATCAGCCACCTAGGCCAATTGTTTGAAAATTAGTTTAAGGCTGGGTTTGAGAGGGGTATGCTGTCCGAAACTCAAACCGTGGGTTGAAGATTAGACTCTGCTCAAGCTTTTGGTCTAGGCTACATAGGGGCCAAGTCTAGGCTACATAAAGAGTCTAGGCTACCTTATAGTCATGTTTTTCTGATGACCTATTGCCTATATACTGTCACAAGTCTCGGTATAGGCAAAGGTATTCTGGTATTTTGGTGTCCCGCATAGGCAAGGTATTCTGGTATTCCACCTCCGCGACATAAAAAGAACTACAAGAGTACCAGAATACCAAGACTTGTGTAGGATAAAGAATACAGAAGATGTTATTTCTATTTATTCTTAAGAGTTTAAAGATTTTTTACAAGAAAGACAATACCTTAGCCTGTGCCTTAAAGATTTTCATTTACAAGTGGCCATGTTTTATGATATACTATATAACAGTTCAACAGAAAGGAAAGAATCATGGAATTCAAGTTCATGCTCTCGGTCTATCCACCCGCACTACTGGCAATCGCTGCAGCCATCGTCATTATCTTGGTATCCAAGTATTTTTTCTCGCGTAAGAAGAGAGAATGATGGCACGGCATAAAGAAGACAAACTTATCAACGACCCCGGGGAGAGCCGAGAAGAATCCCTCTCCCGCGTCATCGAGGAAGTCCTCTCCGGCCAGGGCCCTCGAAAGCCTAGAGGTACGGTTCTCCCCCTTCCTTCCCAAAGGACACATACCCCTCGAACTGTGGATGCAATATCAAGAGCCCTCGTGGCTGCGGGTGGACGAGTTTCATATGCGGCTATCATTTTGGGATTAACTCCTACTTATCTCCGTCAGAGGATTAGAGATTCTGAGGAGCTAACTTCTCTTAAAGATGAAATTCAGGAGTTCAGGATAGATATAGCGGAGAGTAAGCTGGATAAGAAAGTTCTGGAGGAAAAGTATCCCGCTATCCAATTTTTGTTAGAGTCTCAAGGCAAGTCTCGAGGATATACGAAGAGGACTGAGCTTACTGGTGCGGAGGGAAGTAGACTTATTTTTGAATTTTCGGATGGGAGTGTAGATAAAGATGAAAAAGAAGATCACTGAAAAAGAAGTTCCATACTTAGACAAGGAAGGGCAGAGAAAGATTTTTCGTCTTATTCGGAGTTGCTTAATATTCTCTCTTGCAATTGGGAGGATGAGAGAACTTCGTAATCCATATGATGGTGATTAGATGCCTGATGTTCGTATAAAGCTTAACCCCTATCAAGAAGGATTTCTCCTATCCAAGAAGAGATATCCTGCAATGATTGCTGGCATTGGGACGGGGAAAACCATGATGATGCTGGCTAAGCTCTGGAGGCTATGTGCGAAGTATCCTAATTCTCTCGTTCTAATTGTGAGAAAGGAGTTTACTGATCTCAGAGATTCTACAATCAAGGACTTTACTACATATTTTGAGGTGGGTATAAATACTGAAAAGGATTATAACTTCCCGAATGGCTCCTGTATGATGTTTCGTCATGGGTCTGAATTGGCAGTATTGAAGAATGTGAACTTAACTGCTTTTGGTATCGAACAGGCTGAGGAGTTTGAGACAGATCAGGAGTTTACCTTCTTGAGAGACCGACTTCGTCGAAAGAATGCCCCTCTTCGTCAGGGCATCATTATTGCTAATGCCAATGGTCATAATTGGATTTGGAACTTGTGGGTAAACACCCCGGGGAAAAACTTTGAGGCATTTCAAGCGACTACATTTGATAATGCTCATAACCTTCCCCCGGATTTTATTGAAGATCTTCGGGAAATGGAGAGAGATGCCCCTAACCACTACAAACAATATGTAAAGAATAATCATGACATAACGGAGAGTGCTGATCTTATTCTTTCTTCTGAAGATGTCGATATGTCCGTAGCTCTTCTATCTACTGCTATGGGGGCTCCTGGAGGAGCAGCACTATCTCTTGATGTCGCCAGGTTTGGGGATGATGTAAATGTGGCTTCTCTCTTGGAGGCCAGAGGTTCTCATCGTTTTGAGCAGACCCTGGCTGAAGGATGGCAAGGACTCGATCTTATGGTAACAACAGGTCGAACCATGGATCTGATTCATAGAACAAAGCCGAAGGTGGTGATTGTTGATGGGGATGGGCTAGGGGCTGGAGTAGTTGATCGTTTGAGAGAATTGAAACAACCTGTCATTGAATTTCGAGGGGGGATGAAAGCCAGGGATGAAAGGAAATTTTTCAATCGTCGCTCTGAGGGATTTATTGAGACAGCTGATCTTGTAAAAAGTAGCTGGTTGAAACTTCTGGATGAAGAAAATGTAAAGACCCAACTCCTGTCAATAAAATATACTTTTGACTCCAAGGGAAGAAAGAAGATTGAGCCAAAGGAGGATATGAAAAAGAGAGGTTTGAAATCTCCCAACTATGCGGACTCTATAATGATGGCTGTTGCATATAGACATAGGATTTCATCTGGATTGAAAGCAAACATCAGCCAACTTCCACGAAGATCTAAGGGTTACATAGGTCGTTTTTTTAATGAGGATAGAAGAGTAATGAGAGGAGGAATGTCATGAACTTTATTAGTGATCTAGTGAGAACTGTCTTATCCCCGGTGGAAATGGCAGGAAATATAGTAACAACTCTTCTTATGCCTCCTAAGCCCGGAGCTATTGGAGCGGGGGCTCTAACGGGAATAACTGAGGAAGAAAAGAAGAAGAGGAGGAAGGAAACTCTTTTGGAGAAAGAAAGGAAAAGATTGGCAAGAAAAAAGACCGCCCCTCCTACTGTTCTGACTTCTCCTCTCGGATTGACGGGGGCAGCTCCAACCTTGAAGCCTACTTTACTGGGAGGTTAGCAGATGGCTACCACATCAGTACAGTATATTAACAGAGCTAACAAGCTTAAGAGTGATAGACTTCCTTGGGAGACTCACTGGCAAGTTCTTGCCTATTATTGTCTGCCATTAAAGGCTCATATAATCAGTGAAGGAGTGCCAGGAGAACTTCTTCCCCCGGATGTATATGACTCCACGGCAATATGGGCGGCACAGATATTTGCCTCTGGGATGTATGCTTATATGACTAATCCCGCCTCGAGATGGTTTGGATTAGCCCTTTCTGATCCCAGACTTAACGAGATTAATAGAAGATGGTTGAGAGAACAGGAGGACATAATCTATGAAGTCCTCGCAAATTCTAACTTTTATCAGCCGGTCCACGAAATATATGTTGATCTTATTGTTTTTGGTATAGCCAACATGTACGAAGAGGAGGACCCGGATGATTATGTAAGATTTTATTGTCGCGATATTGCGGAATCTTGTGTTGTCGAAAATTCGAGAGGGGTCATTAATGCCAACTTTCGTACTTTCAAACTTACTGTCCGGCAGGCTGTGGAGAAGTGGGGGGAGGAGAAAGTAAGCAAAGAGATACAAGAGAGGTTGAAAGCCAATAAGGAAGATGATCTCTTTGAATTTCTACATGTCGTTGCTCCACGCTATGAGAGAGATCCCTCTAAGGAAGATGCAAGAAATCTTCCTTGGGAGTCTGTCTACATAGATAAAAAAGCAAAGAAAAAGATGTCGGTTGGAGGCTACCATGAATTTCCTTTTATGGTACCTCGGTTCACAAAGAGAGCCAATTCACCTTATGGCTACTCAAATTCCATGGTTGCTCTCCCTGACATCAAGATGCTGAATGGAATGTCTTACACTATTATGAGGGCGGAAGAGAAAATGGTAGACCCCCCTCTTCAAGGTCCCGATGATGGGTACATTCTTCCCTTGGATACCTCCCCTGGAGCTCTGAATTACCATCGCGTGGAAATGGGGGAGAGTGATAAGTTCACTACTCTTTATGATACAAGGATTCATAATCTTGATGCCGCCATGTCGGAAACAATACGTCGGAGAGAATCGATACAGAGAGCTTTCTTTGTTGATCTTTTTCTCCTGATGGTGAATAGACCAAAAATGACAGCTACTGAGGTAGTTGAGAGAGTGGATGAGAAGATGTTGATTCTTTCTCCTATGTTAGGTCGATTGATGAAAGAATTTCTCCAACCCTCTATTGCCAGGACTTTTAATATCTTGGTGAGGAATGGGGTGATAGAAGTTCCGGAGGAATTGAGGGGGCAGGGATATAATATCCGATATGTTTCACCCCTGGCTCGAGCACAGAAAGCTGCCGAGACAAGGTCTATTGCAGAGTATGTTGATTTGGTAATGAGTATGGCTAAGGCCAAGGAAGATGTTATAGATACCGTCAACTTTGACAGAACGGCACAGGAGATTGCGAAACTTGAGGAGGTTCCCCCCACCATATTAAATAGTGATGATGAGATTAGGGAGGAGAGGGAAGCAAGAGTCAGAGCTCTTCAGGAGGAGAAGTTAGCAGGGGCGGAGGTATGAGAGAACAGGATAAGAAAGTCTTAAGAATATCTGGCCAGCTTATGGCAGATTATAGAGCGACTTTTAGTACTGCTGCTGGAAAGAGAGTTCTCGAAGATCTATCGATTAGGTGTTTTGTAAAGACACCTACATTTAAAGACTTTGACACTAATGCTATGGTCTATCGTGAGGGGAGAAGATCAGTTTTTTTACACATACAAACTATGATGAGGAAAGAAAAGAAGAAGTGACCATCAGATCAGTCGGTAGAGGGAAATATATAGTTTATTCTCATAAAGGCAAGAGGCTGAGTAGACCTCTTTCCCATAAAGCTGCTAAGAGAAGACTGGCTATGGTTGAATATTTCAAGAAACTTAGAGGGAGAAGATAAGATGGCAATAGCGAAGAGAATTCTTGCCTGGAGGAGAAAGAAAAGTCCTGGGGCCATTATGAAGCCTGAAACCTTTGAGGAGATTAAAGGGAAGGCAGAGGCAAAAGGAAAATATCGTAGTCCTACCGCTGTTGCGGGGGCTGCGTATTGGCAAACTGTCCGGGCGAAGTGGCGAGAGAGAAGATCAAAAGCAAGAGCTCGGGTGGCAAAAAAGAAAAGAGATTAGAGAGGAAGGAGGTAAGTGATGGGTAATGGAGACGATGGAGGCAAGGGATGGAAGGATGCTCTTCCTGAAGATATCAGGAGTCATCCCTCTCTTGGGTCTCTCGATAGTGTGGAGTCCTTGGCCAAAAGTTATGTCAATGCCCAGAAATTAATTGGCAAAGAAAAACTCCCTGTTCCTACTGGGCCAGAGGATAAGGAGACTTGGAACACAGTATTTACTCGTTTGGGTAGACCTGAGACTGCTGAAGGGTATCAAATAGACAGAGCAACTGTCCCCTCTGAAATTCCTATTGATGACGATTTTCTTACAAACTTTAGAACGATGGTTCATGGTCTTGGTCTCAACCCCACCCAAACACAGGGTATATTTAATTGGTGGGTGGAACTTGAGAAGGGAGTTCTTGGTGAGTTGTCAGAAATGGATCAGACTGAGAGACAACAGGCAGAGGCAGCTCTCCGTCAAGAATGGGGTAAAGCATATGATCAGAATATAGTGCTTGCTAGAACCCTAATTACCAAGTTCGGTGGGAAAGTTGCTTCAGACCTTCTTAGCTCTCCTTTTGCAAATGATCCGAAGGTTATCAAGTTTCTTGCCGCCATAGGAAGAGCCATGAGTGAAGATTCTGATCTTTTGGAAGGGATCGTAACTCCTACTCTTACCCCGGCTGAGGCACAGGCTGAGATCAGTAAAATTCAAAATGATCCAAATCATGCTTACCATAAGGGGGGCCATCCTGAACATCAGGCCGCAGTAGACTATATGGAGTCTTTGTTTAAGTTAGTATATCCCGAGGGGAAGAAATAGACAACCGATAATGGACTATTTCTTTTTCCTCTGGTAGTATCGGGACAATTTTCTTAACTTCAAGAAAACCCCAAGAACGGCTTTTTGGTTGGGTCCCATATTGGGGCAACCCTCAGTGATTAACAATTTAGCTCTACGTTTGCAACCGAAGGAGGGTTGAAACTATGGGAGATGTTACCACTGCTTTTGTGAAACAGTTTGCAAGCAACATCATGATGCTGTCACAACAGAAGGGGTCGAAGTTAAGAAATTCTGTTCTGGTTAGGTCTGGTGTTGTCGGTGAGGAAACTTACATTGACCAGCTGGGAAAGACATATGCTGTGAAGAGAACCACCCGGCATATGGACACTCCTATTATTGATCCCGATCATTTGAGAAGGAAGATCTTTCTCTTTGACTGGATCTCTAATACTGTGCTGGACAAAGAAGATGAGCTTAAGATGCTGATTGATCCCCAGTCGTCTTACTCTCAGAATGCTGTATGGGCTTTAGGACGTTCAATTGATGCTGAGATTCTTATCGCGGCTCTTGCTACGGCATATACCGGGAAGGAAGGAACGACTCCTGTTACTTTCCCTGCGGGAAACGTGATTGCGGATGGCAATACAGGTCTTACTATTGCCAAGCTTATTGATGCTAAAGAACTTCTCGACTTGGCCGAAGTTGACGAGGAGGAGTCCCGTTTTATCGCCGTAACAGCCAAACAAATTTCGGATCTCTTAGGCACTACTGAGGTAACTAGTGCTGACTACAATGTGATTAAGGCTTTGGTAAAGGGTGAAATTAATACCTTCATGGGCTTCGAGTTCAAGAGAGTCAGTGCTGCTATGTTGGCGGTAGATGCCAATGATATCCGGAGTTGTATTTGTTGGGCTCAGAACGGTCTTGGTCTCGCTATCGCAGCGGATATCAAGACTCGTATTGGGGAGAGGGCTGATAAGAACTACTCGACACAAGTTTTTGCCTCCCTGGGTATTGGGGCAACTCGTGTCGATGAGGATAGAGTAGTTCAAATCAATTGTGACGAGACGCCTGATTAATGAAGGCGAGATAGGAGGTAAGATATGGCCGTTGTTAATGTCAAAGGTGTTAACTTCACCAAGCAGGAGACCCCCAAAAGTACCAACATTATCGCTGCTGGTCTTTGGGGAGGCAAAGTCCGAGTACAGATTGATGACTACACTACTGATGCTTCGGAGGATGCTGGTAGCACAATAAAGATGGCCAAGTTACCTGTAGGAGCCACCTTTATTGAGGCTATCCTTTTCCATGGAGCCTTGGGTGCTGGTGTCGTTCTGGATTTAGGAGATGAGGACGATCCTGATCGTTACTTAGTCGATGCGGATTGTGCCGCCGCGGGAATAAAGGAAACTAGAGCTGCTGATCTTGCTCAGGGGTACACAGTCTTGGGAAAAGCTAAGACTACAGCTAAAAAGGATGATCAGGAGATATTCATCACGACAGCAGGTGCGACACTTGCTACTGGCAAGAAGATTCAGCTCATAACAATCTACGCTCGAGAATAGCTGAACATTAATCTTTAACTTCCAGGGAGGTGCCCTATGGCCGTCATGTCTGTGGAGATATGTAACTTAGCTCTAACTTTTCTCGGGGCTGACAGAATTATGGACCCAAGTGAGGATACTGAGAATGCTAGAAGACTAAGAGCAATTTACACTCCCGCGCTGAAGGATCTTTTAAGGGCGCATCCCTGGAATTTTTCCTCAAGAAGAGCTTCTCTTGCGAAGTTGGCTGAGACTCCTCCTTTTGGATTTGCTTTTTACTATCAACTTCCTTCTGATTGTTTGAGGGCCGTTCTTGTGAATGATAGTCCTGAAATCAATTTTGTGGTGGAAGGAAGAAAATTGCTCTGTGACGAGGGATCGATCAATCTAAAGTATATTGCCTATGTGGAAGACCCAACTCAATATGATCCTAATTTTGTTAATCTTTTGGCAGTAAGATTGGCAGCTGAAATTTCTCTCCCAATTACACATTCGAGGACAGTTAGTAAAGACAGATGGGATATATACTTTGCGATGACGAAGATAGCTCGTTCAAGTGATGCTCAGGAAGGTAGACCTCAGAGAACTGAGACACATAGTTGGATAAGAAGAAGATCATGAAAGCAACGCCACTGCTTAATAATCTCACTTCAGGAGAATGGTCTCCTTTGCTAGAGGGACGTTCTGATCTTTTGCAGTATTCCCATTCAGCGGGACTTATTCAAAATAAGATAGTAATGCCTTATGGGGGGACCACAAAAATTCCTGGAACTCATTTTGTTGCTGAGGTGAAGGACAGTACGAAAAAGGTTAGGTTAATTCCTTTTGAATTCAATATAACTCAGGCTTACAATCTTGAGTTTGGGAATCAATATATCCGCTTCTATATGGATCATGGACAAATTGTTAATGGGGGGAGTGCTTATGAGATTGCTTCACCGTATCTGGAAGCCGATTTATCTTACTTACAGTTTGAGCAAGAAGCTGATATAATGTATCTTACTCATCCCTCCTATCCCCCTAAGAAGTTATCGAGAACAGCACATAACAATTGGACTCTTACTGATTACATCCCTTGGAAAGGTCCTCTCCTTCCCGAGAACTTAGAATCAGATAGTACTATAACTCCTTCCGCAGATTCGGGTGCAGGAATTACTCTAACTGCTACGAAGGACATTTTCAATGCCGGACATGTTGGAAATTTTGTTTGGAGGGTGAAGGATGGATATGTCAAGATTGTTGGCTTTACTGATACAAAGAATGTGATAGCTGATGTGATGTATGATGGAAATCTTGGCACAGGCCCAGGGGCTACTGCTAATTGGGCTGAAGCAGCCTGGTCTGAATATAGAGGGTACCCCGGGTCAGTGACTTTGTATGAGCAAAGACTATGTTTTGCTTATTCTCCTTATAAGCCTCAAACTATATGGGGCTCAGTCTCTGCCGATTATGAATTGATGTTAATAGGAGCTGAAGATAACTCTGCTCTTGTATATACTATTGCTACCAGTCAAGTTATTAGATGGATCTTTGGAGACCTTGTTCTATTCGTTGGAACTTCTGGTGGAGTATTCAATATTAGTTCCGGGGATGTTAGTTATCCTCTCACTCCCACTAATGTCGTTGTTAGGAAACATACTAACTTTGGCTGTAGTATTATTCCCCCTGTTAAGATGGGAAACTATCTGTATTACGTCCAGAGGAACAATTTGACTTTAAGGGAATATACTTATGAATATGTTAAAGATAGTTTTCTGGCTGCTGATGTTACTCTTTTGGCTGAGCATATTTTGAAACCAGGGGTTGTAGAAATTGCCTATCAACAATCTCCCTACAACCTGTTATACTGTGTTAGATCTGATGGACAGGTTGCTGTCTTTACCCGTAATCTTATTCAAGAAGTACTGGGGTGGGCAAGGCTTCCGGATTCAGGGAAGGTAGAATCTGCAGCGGTTATTTCTAGACCGACTGGTGGAGACGAAGTTTGGTTTGTTTATAATAGAACGATTGGTGAAGAGACAAAAAGATATATTGAATATTTAGAAGATTTTTCTTTTGAGACACAAGAGGATGCCTTTTTCGTAAGAAGTGGGTTATCCTACTCAGGAGTCCCTATTTCAACGGTTAGCGGCCTTGATCATCTGATTGGGGAGGAAGTAGCAATATTGGGAGATGGAGCAGTATTTCCCAATGCTATTGTTGATGGAAATGGGGAAGTTACATTATCTGTAGCCTGTAGTAAGATTCACATAGGTCTTCCTTACGAGGTAGATTTGGAACTTCAAAAGTTGGAGTTTGGTTCTGCTCAAGGAACTGCTCAAATGAAGATTCAAAGAATTGCTCAGCTTGGAATTAAGTTTTATCGGAGTTTGGGATGCTCTTTTGGTACTAAAGACAGAAAGGATATTCTTCCATTTAGATCAACAAGTATGGAAATGGATGCTCCCCCAGATTTATTTAATGGAGATAGAGTCATTACTTTCCCCAAAGGATATGGAAGAGATATTAAGATATGGGTTCATCAAGATCAACCTCTTCCTCTAACCATTTTGTCGATGGTAGCCTTTGGTGAAACTTATGAGTTTTAGGTGAGAGAATGGATCCTGTAACTCTAATGGCGATAGGCTTCGGACTTCAGGCTTTTGGACAACTGAGACAGGGTATGGCCTCCAAGAAGGCCGCCAGTTATAATCAGGCGTTGCTGGCTCAGGCTATTCAAGAAGAGGAGTATAGGGCAGAGATTGTTGCGAACAAGATTAGGGAGGAAAAGAGAAGGACAGAGGGAGTTCAGGAGGCTAGATATGCGAAGGCGGGAGTGAAAATTGAGGGAACTCCTCTTGAAGTCTTGGCAGATACAGCTGCTCATTTCGAGGAGGACTTAGCTTTGAATGAATACAATAAGAGAGCAGCCATATCTAGATTGAAGTTAGGGATCGCGATGGAACAATACAAAGCTGATGAGGCGATGACAGCTGCTTTTATTTCGGCAGGAGCTACAGTGCTACAAGGATATGGTGCAGCCAAGACTTATGCCAAGCCTACCACTTCTACTTATGGATATTGGGGGCCTCCAGGATAGGAGATGATAAGATATGCCAGTAATCCCAACATATAAATCCAAGATCCTTCCCATTGTGAGAGCCCCACAATTGATGGTTCCCAGTACGGCTGTGAGCACGGCTATATCAGATGTAGGAAAACAGGTCGCTGGTATTGGGGCTAAGTTTAAGAGGGCTGAGGAGGTTGCTCAATATAATGAGAATATGAAATCCTTACGGGAAGAGTTGACTGAACTTCGTTTTTCCTTTGCTGAGAGACAGGACTTTGAGAACTTTCAAGAAGATTTTCAAAAAGAGACCTCTGGAATTGCGAAGAAACATTTTGAGGGAATGCGGGACAACTCTTTTTGGGGTTCCTTCGAAGCTCATATGGATGGAGCCATTATTAGCACAGAAGCAGCAGTAAGATCGATGAAGAGGAGAAAACAAATTGACTTTGGGAGAGCTTCTTACAGTGATGCTATGGAGAAGATGGCAGAAGATTATGGGAAGGCCACAGAGGTAGAAAAAAAGAATTTGCTGGTTCAGGCAGAGGATATAACTAATCTAAATGCTGAAGTTGGTCATATCTCACAGCAAGAGGCTCAGAAAGCCTTGAGTGACTTTAGACACAATGCCATGAGGTCTGATGTTTGGCATTCTGCCAGACTCATGGGATATGAGGAAGGAATAAAGTGGTTGCAGAATGAGAAGAATGCCCCTCAGCTTACGAGAGAAGAGAGAAATAGTATGATTGCTCAACTGAGGAGAGATTGGAATATCCAGAAAGTTGAGGATAAGGAGAAGGAAAGAAAGCTGAATGATTTTACTTATGATGCTTTTCTTGAGAAAATAGTAGGTTGGGAGAGAGGAGAAGGACCTCTTCCTACACATACCGAGATTATGGGAAGTCCTTTAACTGATCCCAAATTGAAAGTTCAGCTGATGTCTTATCTTGACTCGGTAGAGAAGGAGAGAAATCCCTTTCTCAATTCAGACCCGAAAATCTTTGCAGATGTTATTTCTGGTTTGTACATAAACTTGGAGGATTGGAATAGGGATAGAATTATCAACTATATGGGGGCTGGTCTCTCTACTCAGCATACTCTCTACGCCCTGAAGGAATATGAGAGATTGATTACAGTTCCTTCCCCCAAGAAGGACTCTCAGCTTGCTCTGAGTATAAAGATTCTTAATCGGGCTGCCAATGAAGGAATGTTTATTGGGAAGGAATTGAAAACAGAGG